ACCCTATGGACACCACGTGGCGCGTGTGGACGTGCACCTTCACCCTGGGTGAGCAGGGTGGAGGCACAAACGAGAAGACCACCTGGTCCGCGACCATCACCAAGTCCGGCCGNACCACGACCATGCCGGTCGAGGAGGTCTAATGGCCGAAGTAGACCTTGCGGACGAGGAANCGNNGGGCGACGAGCTCGACGAGGAGCTGGACAAGGACTTCGACGCCGCCTGGGCGAACGAGAAACCCAAGCGAGTCAAGATCAAAGGCCGCGTCTACACGCTCCCCGCTGACATCCCCGCCAGCGTGCTCATCCTCCTCGTCCGCCAGCGNCGCGCCGAACGCGACGGCGGGGACGGCCTGGTGTGGCTGGAGCAGATCCTCAAGGGCCTGCTCGGTGAGGCCGGCTACCAGCAGATCCTCGCCGACGGTATCGGTATCTCCCACATCCGGGACATCGTCGATTGGTGCCTGGACGTTTACGGGCTCCGCACCAAGGACGGCCAGGGGGAAGCCAAAGCCCCGGGGACACGGGCCTAGCCGACCAGATCATCCGCTGGTGGGCGCTCCTTGAAGCCGACTTCCAACGCGAGTACGGAATCGACCTAGTGCTCGCGCTCAAGGCTGGGATGAGCTGGCGGCGCTTCTCCGTGCTCCTGGTCGGACTGTCCCCGGATTCCATGTGGCGACGAGTGGCCACCTCCCAGCCGATCGAGCTGTCCGGCGAGTCGGCCAGGTCGTTCATCAACACGTTGTGACGGAGGTGCACCGTGGCCCTGTCTCTTGGCGAGCTCGTGGGGTACATCACCCTTGAGGACAGGGGCTTCGCCCGTGGCCTGTCCGGTGCCGAGCGCGGGCTTCAGGGGCTCCAGTCGTCCACCTCGTCCGCCATGTCCAGCGTGGAGTCCACGGTCGCCTCCGCCATGTCCAGCGTGGGCGACCGGATCGCCGACGGGGTGGCCCCGGAGCGGGCCATGAGCGAGATCGACCGGCTCGTGGCCGAATTCCGGTCCGCCATCGACCGGATGGAGGCCCAGGCCCGTGCTGGTGGCCGGGGGATCGCGGACGAGCTCGCCCGGGGCATGGAATCGGCCCAGTCCAGTGCCCGGTCCGCGGGCTCGGGGGCGGGCCGGTCATTCTCCGAGGGCGTGGAGGACGGCGGCCGGGCCCGGATGCCGGGGGCGGGCAACGCCCTGATCGGCGTGATCAAGAGCCTGGGCTGGGCGGCGGCGGGCGCCGCGGCCGGGGCCGCGCTTGTGAGCGGGCTCACCAGCGCCCTGGACGCCGAGCAGGCCAAGGCGAAGCTGAACGCNCAGCTTGGCACCACCCCGGAGGAGTCCGCGCGCATCGGCCGACTGGCCGGGAAGATGTACGCGGACGNCTNCGGGGAGTCCATGGAGGACGTGACCGACGCCATTCGCGCGGTGATCCAGAACATGGACGGAATGCGCGAGGCGTCCGAAGCCGACCTGGAGCGGATTGCCAAGCGGGCTATGGACGTGNCCTCGATAGTGGNCGAGGACGTCCAGAAGGTCACNGCGGCCGTGTCCCAGATGCTCCGCACCGGGATGGCCCAGTCGGCCGAGGAGGCTTTTGACATCNTCGTCAAGGCCACCCAGAACGGCATCAACAAGTCCGAAGACCTGATCGACACGATCAACGAGTACTCCANNCACTTCAGGTCCCTTGGGCTGACCGGTGAGCAGGCGCTCGGGCTGATCCAGCAAGCACTNCAGGCGGGTGCTCGTGACGCGGACTACGCCGCGGACGCGATCAAGGAATTCCAGATCAACGCCGTCGCCGGTTCGGACAAGGTCGTTAAGGCCCTGAAGGAGATGGGCCTGAACGCGGACGAGCTTGTCAAGAAAATCGCCGAAGGTGGTCCGGGCGCGGCGGAGGCCTTTGACACGATCCTGGACAAGCTCCGGGAGATCAAGGACCCGGTGGAGCGTAACGCGCTCGCCGTGGAGCTGTTCGGGACCAAGGCCGAAGACCTCGCCGATGCCCTGTTTGCCATGGACCTGGACACGGCCGCNAAGCAGTTCGGTGAGTTCGGTGGCGCGGCGCAGAGCGCCAGCGATCAGCTTCACCAGACCGCGGCGAANCGGCTGGAGGCGTTCAAGCGCACGGTCCAGCAGAACGTTGTCGATTTCTTGGGCGGGACGGTCATCCCGGCAATCCAGGATTTCGCTCAGAAGTTCGACCTCGGTGGGCTGGCGCAGAAGGCGGGCCAGGTCTTCGACCAGGTCAAATCCGCGGTCGGCCGGTTCCTGGAGCCCTTGAAGAGCGCCTTCGAGTCGTTCCGGGAGTTCGCGTCCGCGTTCTGGNNCCANTTCGGGGACGAGATCATGTCGATCTTGTCCACGGTGGGCCAGACGATCGCGGGCGTGTGGGAAGGCATCTGGAACACGATCAAGGGCATCTTCGATGTTTTCGCCGGGATCCTNANNGGGGACTGGCAGCGCGTCTGGGACGGGCTGAAGTCGATCGTGTCCGGGGTGTGGCAGGCGATCACCAGCCTGATCTCCGGGGCCGTGAACACGGTCAAAACCGTGATCGGCGGCGCCTGGGATGCGATTAAAAGCCTCACCTCGTCCGCCTGGAACGCGGTCAAGGACGCCGTGGTCTCCAAGGCCACCGAGGTGATCAACTGGGTTAAGAGCCTGCCCGGCAAGATCAAGAACGCCCTGGGGAACCTCGGCACCCTCCTGGTCAGCGCCGGGCGTGACCTGATCAACGGCCTGATCAACGGCATCAAAGGCATGGTGTCCAAGGCCGTTGACGCGGTGAAGAACGTCGCCAGCAGCGTCGTCAGCGCGGCCAAGAAAGCCCTGGGCATCGAGTCGCCGTCTACCGTGTTCGCCGAGATCGGCAAATGGACGGTAGAGGGTTTCGCCAAGGGCATCTCCACCACCCAGGAGAAAGCCAAGACCGCGGTCACCAACCTGGTCCAGCTCATCAAGCGCGGGTTCCAGGCGCCGGGCATCGCGGACCCGCTGCGCAAGTGGGCCGAGGGCGAGACGGACAAGCTCGCCCAGCTATTGAAGAAGCGCGAGGAAATCCTTGAGGCGATGGCGAACGCCAAGAAATACGCCCAGGAGATCGCCCAGGCCGCCAAGGAGTTCGCCTCCATCACCAGTATCGAACTGGAGGAAGGGGCGACCGCGGGGAACCTGATCGCCGGCCTCCAGGAGCGGTTGAACGCGCTCAAACAGTTCGCCAACGACATCAAGACCCTCGCCCAGCGGGGCCTGAACAAGGAAATCCTCCGCCAGATCATCGAGGCCGGGCCGGAGAAGGGCCTGTCCCTGGCGGAGATGCTGGTGGGCGCGTCCGGGTCCGAGATCAAAGCGATAAACAAGCTGCAGGCCCAGATTGACAAGGTGGCCAAGCAGGTCGGCAAGAACTCCGCGGACGCGCTCTACGACTCCGGGAAGAAGGCCGCCCAGGGGTTCCTCAAGGGCCTGCAAGCCCAGGCCAAGGAGATCGAAAAGGTCATGGTGCAGATCGCCAAGAAGGCGGTCGCGGCCCTGAAGAAGGAGCTCGGCATCAAAAGCCCGTCCCGCGTCTTCCAGGAGGCCGGCACGGACTCCATGGAGGGCCTTGCCCTGGGCGTGCTGCAAAGCTCGTCGGCGGTCATGCAAGCGGTAACCCAGGTCGCCCAGCAAATGGTGGCCGTGGCCAAGGCGGCCACCGCGGGTGTGGCGGCCGCCGCCTCCACGGGTGGCATGCCCGGGCTCATNNCCCCGGCCGCTCCGGCGGGCGCCACGGCCGCCTCGGTGGGCGGCGGGCCCGTGGTGGTGCAAATCGACTCAGCCGTCGTCCGTGAGGAGGCGGACCTTGGCCGGATCGGCGCCGAGTTCGGGTTCCAGCTCCGGGCCCGCGGATGAGCCNGGCNGATGCCATGCGAGGTTACGAGCCGTATGACCCCACGGTGCACGGCACCTACGGGGCGTACCTGAGGAGCAAAGGGATCCAGGTCAAGGGGTCCCGTTACACCCCGGTGCGGCGGGAGTACCGGGATGAGGGCGGCCGGGTGGTCCGGGATGTCATCGAGCGGGAGCCGCACGGGGGAATATCGGTNACCCGCAATCGCACCGACGCCCGCGGCGGTGAGCACCAGGACGTGATCGTCAGCCCGCCAGCGATCCGNATTGGNATGGGGGTGGNCCAGTGAGCGCGCGCATGGAGGCANTCCGCCGGCGCCAGGAGGCGGAGATCCTGGAGCTGTGCGCGGACGCCCAGGAAAAGCTCGCCAAGGCCAAGGCGGGCTACCAGGAGAGCATGAATGAGGAGACCCGGGCCGCCGTGGACGCGGCGATGGAGGAGATGCACACGCTCCGGCGGTGGCTCAGGGAGGGCGGCCGCCCTGTGGTGGATGAGGGTGGCGCCGTAGTCTCCGACCGGCCGCCTGCCCGGCGCAGGAGGAGGGTGTAATCGATGGCGTGNACCAAGTCGGGGATCTTCTACACCAGCNTCCGGGACCAGTGGAACAGCAGCAACCTCGGACTCAATCTCGACGCTGAGACGTGGCGATGTGCCTTCTTCGGCTCGTCCGTGACGCCATCCTTCACTCAGGACGCCGCGTACGGTATCGGCACTTGGGGTAGCAGCAACGAAGCGTCCGGCGCCGG